AGGCGCCATAGGGGCAGAAACGCACGCCCAGGTCGCGCGTCCCCGCCATCCCGCTCGCGACGCTGGCATAGCCCGCGCTCGAATAGGTGTAGATGTTGGTCGCCGTCGCCGCGAACAGATAGGGCGTATCGGCATGGCGATATCCGCCTGCGCCGATACAGCGCGCCGCGAGCGTCCCGTTCTTCATCGGCGCAAAGCCCGCGATCGGCGCATAGCCGCCCGCGATCGCGACCACCCCGTCGGCCTGGCTCAGGCCCTGGCTCGCAAAGGCCGGTTGGTCGGGCAGCCAATCCCCGAACAGGATCCGCGTCATGGCGTCACCGATTGGGTGAGCGTGCCCTTCAGCCGCATGTTGCCGGACGCGTCGATCGACGCGACATTCACCCCGCCGATCGCGAAATAATATTTGTTCGCCGTGCGGTCGTAGCTGATCGTGTCGCCGCTATCGAACGTGATCGTCGGCTTGGCGGAGATGATCTGCGCGAAGAAATTGGCGTCGCCGATCTGGACGAAATTGCCCGCATTGACCGATCCCGGCACGGTGATGCCGGTCGCATTGACGTCCAGCTTCGATCCGCCGCCGATATTGAAGCCGTACGTGTTGGTAGAGCGATTGAAAGCGATCGTATCGCCCGCATCGAACGCGAGATAGGGTAGGCCGCCCGCGGACGTCAGATAGAAATTGGTGTCGCTGTTCGGCGCTATATAGCCGGCCGCGATCAGATTGCCGCTCCCATCGAGCGTGGCCCTGCTCGTGCCGCCCACCGTCCAGATGAACGTGTTGCCCGATCGGCTGAAATAGAAGGCGTCGTTGGTATCGAAATCTATCAGGCCATCGGTGCCGTTGAACCGCAGCCCGAAACGCATGTTCGGGTCGGGCGAGATGACCCCGCCTTCGAAATAATGGCCGGCGCCGGTATCGGACCCATAATGCATCGGTCCGCTCTCGGCGTTGAAGCCGATGAACCCATTGCGGGTGCCGTCGAGCTTATGGAATTGAACTATGCCGGTATAGCCGGCCACTCCGGAGCCCAATATTTCTATCGAGCCTCCTAAGCCGGTGGCGCTTGGTGCCACGATGACGGGAGCTTGAGCTACGTCAGAGACAGTCAGTGACCCCCAAACCTTCGTGCCCACTGGTTTAAGTTCGATAGATGAGGAGCCACCGGCCGTTATAACAACGGCACTGACCGCCGCGTCGATTCCGCCAAGGTAGAGGGTGTCTGACGCGGCGATGCCTGCGATGCGGCTGACTATCCCATCGTGCCTTCTTGCAGATAGATAGCTGTTGTTCTCCAACGTCGAGGGAAGAGGAGCGACCTGCTCCAGTTCGAGTACTCTCGCTTCTAGCGACTGGAATGTTGTTGATGTGCTGAGGCGCTGCGACATCAGCCGTCCACCAGATATAGGTCGCTGCCGTCTGCCGATCCGCCGGAGCCCGATCCCAGGCCAGAACCGTCGGTGACCATCGCCCGCATCCGGATCGGGCCGCCGGCGTGACGGGTACGATAGCCGGCGTCGTTCACTTCGGCGATCAGCTCATCATACCAGGCTTTCAGCAACGGCAGGCGCGCATCGTTCCAGCCGCGGAACTCCGCCATTGCCAGCGCTGCCGCCATATAAAGGTCGGGATGCTTGGCGAGCAGCCAGTTGGTCGGCCTTGCGTCGGATAATGGCGGGATAGCCTGCTTGTAGACCAGCCTGATCGTATAGGCGGCGTCCGGTGATGGCCCGATCAGCAGCGACGATCCGCTGATCGCATAGGCTTGCGGCCGGCCTGTCCGGCTCGACGGATAGAGAAGTCGCAATGTCGCCAGCGATGTGGGCTCCAGCGCGATGCGCGGTGACATGTCGATCGTGCACTCGCGCGCCTCCCGAAAATCCTGGGGCAGGTCGATCGTCGGCACGCTTGCATCCAGCGTCGTCGTCACCTCCATCTCGGGCACGTTGAGCAACCGTGTGAGCCGGCGCTCGGCAAGCCCGATACATTCGGTCGGATTGATGTTGGCGGCGCTGTCGTCGAGCCATGCAAGCAGGCACGACTGTAGCTCCGCGTAACTTTGCGGTTCGGCCATGGCCGGGCTCCTTCGTTGGATGATGTTATGCTGGCAAACGCCGCAGCCGGGCGTGGGCTCGGGCCGTTCGGCGGTGTCGATCGGGGCGGGATTCACGGCTCAACCCGCGTCGCGCCATCATTCGCGGCTGATGAAAGGCCGCTTCAGGGCGCCATCGGGTCGCGGGGTTTTAGCCGTAGGCCATACCCGCGTTCACAGAATGATGTGCTTCACCTTGCACCAGCGATAGTCGCTGGAGTTGAGCAGTTTCTTCACCGCATCGGAATGGCCGGGATTCCATGCATTCACGCCGTATCGCGTGAGCCATTCGAACATCACGCTGGTTGGAATGGAGGCCGCATGCCACATCTCGCTGCGGCGGTCGAAGCTGTCGTTCTGAAGATCCCTGTTACGCTGCACGATGGCGCTATCGGCAATCTCGGTTCTTACCAACACGCTATCGCGCCCCTCGCCGGAGGCAATGAACTTCCGGACGCCGCGGTCGGGGTCGTGATCTATCAGCTGCCAATTGGCCATATGCTCTCCCGATGCATCTTATGGGTGGCGGGATGGATGGCCCGTCTTCGCTCGACGATCGCCGCGTCAGCTAATGTGCCAGGGAACCGCACTTAAAGACGCGGTAAAGGCCATCAAAAAAGTGAAGTCCCGTGCAGGCAGGTCTAGTGGGCTGCTTTACGACCTATCTTCGCTGAAAGAAGGCGCCGACCGACGACGCCGGCGGAACCCCCAAACAGCCAACCAGAATACCAAAGTGGTATATCCCTCGTACGTGGACATCAGATAGTTATTTGCAGGTAAGTAGAAGACCATCAGTGACAACACGCAAAACAGAACCGTGCCGCGCAAATCGCCGCCTGCGGATGCGTCAAGCCAAGATTTTCCCCAGAGCCAGCCGAGGCCGAATAGGGCAACAATACTACCCCAGAGCGTCAGATCGTTAGCAAGCCATGTTATAAGGCTAGACCATTGGGTCTCGTCGGACCAACCATCGGACCGAGCTCGAAAGGTGAACGAGCGGTTCGCGAAGCTCTCGCTTCCGCCCAGCATTACAAAGAGAGCAGATGCTACGGGGCTGTGGCCTATGCCCCAAGTGGGTTCCCAATCTTTCTCCGCGGCTAACGCAACGCCGTAATAGCCTTGACTGAAATACCCCGTAACAGCTGCCGAACCGAATGCTACGGTGTCTCCCATGCGTCCGTAAACGCCCGATGAAAGATCCGCGCAAACGCCGCTATTGGCGAGGCAGCGGATGTTCTGTCCGCCGAGGCGTGCTTCCGTACGGCCGACCACAACGACTAGAATAATCGAAAAGGCGACCGCGGCACCGACAAGCGCTCTCCAGTGCCTGGCAAGCCCGGCCAAGTTGCCGGTAAAAATGCCGACGCGGACCAAGAAGGCAGACAATCCAACAATAAAGACATCGGCGAGCTGCGACGTGGTACCACGTTCGATGGAGAAAATTACGCTCGCGGCGACAGTGCCGAAGGCCAAAGTCTTCTCAAGCTTTGTGGCCGATTCCCATAAGACCACGACGATCGGCACGACACAGAATGTGAGAGGCCCAAATAGCGCGCGGGCCAACGCAATCGGGCCGCGCGATCCTTGGGTAGCCGCAAGCTGTTCTGCCAGCGCAGAGTAGGCGTCTTTCTGGCTCTCAAGCGCGCCCGATAATTGCCACGGTAATTTCCCCGTATAGACCAGACTGGAGGGTACCAGCAGCGCAAGCGCGGCAAGTCCGCCTATCCAAAACATCGCCTTCGCAGCCGGCATCCCGCTGGCTTGAGCCTGCCCCCGAGTTCCGACAACGAAGCCCATCCCCAGGGCCAAGAACGCTGCGGGTATAAGGGCGTAAATCGCCCACCACTGCCGGACGGGCCAGACATATGGACCCACCAGGAACAAGCCCCAAGTGATGAAAAGATAGGGGAGCGCGACAAAGATTGGCAGCAGGCGCAGGCCTCGCGATTGCGGGATCACAGTGCGCGAGGCGGTACGATCAACATTACCCAACCGCTATCACAGACCCTGGGATGCGGAAAGGTATGGTTCTCCTGCGCCGGAAACCGAGGCTATCCCGGAGAGGCAGTCATCAAACTCGCTCAACGGGATTCTGTCACCGACACTCGCCGCTGACAGGTTTTTATAATGTCTCCACGACTAAGCGAAGGATGCGCTCGGCCGACGACGCCTAAGCGCCGCGCCCAAAATCCCAAAACCCATAAGCATCATGGCCCAGGCTGTTGGCTCAGGAACGGCGGCCAGCGATCGGTCATCCTCAACCGGCCCGGTGACCATATTGTCCACCTGGAACAGGCCGAAACGCGTGCTGACCGACGTCATGGTGAAGGACGACAGGCTCATGGCACCGAAGTTGAACCTCTCCCATCCGGGCGCGCCATCGATGGTGACCTTCTGCGTCACACTGCCGCCGCCGGCCAGATTGAACCTGAACTGCACGTCGCCGCCATAATTGCCGTACATGGAATAGCCGCCATTGTAGATGTCATCCATCTCGATCGACTCCAGGCGGAACGCGCCGCCCCCAACCTTGGCAACATCGACGATCGCGCCACCGTCCTGAAGGCCAAGCGCCGCGCCATCGGGATCCGCATCAAAGAGCGGATATTCCGTCGACCAGATCAGGAAGCGATGGCCCGGATTCACGCCGAAGCTGTAGCCGCCGGACGTCACCAGCGAGCTGATCAGATATGTGCTGTCCGAATGCAGATCGTTGAAATCCACCGTCTGCGCAAAGGCCGGCATCGCCGCGGAAAGCGCGAAAGCGCCGGCGGCCAGGCTAAGACACGCATCCTTCATGGATCGATCCCCCAATGACACCATGAGCGCGCCGACAGTCGGCGCTCTCTCCCCGTCACTTGGGTAGCACGGTTTGCATGGGATGCGATAGATATTTGAAAGTATCGAGTCACTATACATGATGGCGTGAGGCGATCGTTACTGGCCCGTCCGTAAGTATATGCAATTGAATCCGAATGGGGCGAGGCCGCCGCCTCGCCCCTCGCGGTTTAGCTGAGGTCCGCCACTACGCCGGATGCCGCCTCGTTCAGGCATTTCAGCGCCCATTCGACGCTCAGCATCTTGCGCGTGGAAAGGCCGGTCTTCGCCAGGTCCTGCACGCCGAGCGGATCGAGCGTGCCGATCTCCCAATATTCGGGATCGACGATCAGCGCGTCGCGGGTCGATGAAAAGCGGGACGGCACGAACTGCACTTCGCCGAAGTCGGAGACATAGATGTCCGCGCCGGCCACGATCGTCGTCCTCTTGTTGCCCGTCTCGCGCCGTGCCTGCGCCAGGCCCGGGAACGCCGCCGCGATCTGCTTCTGGCCGCCGGAGGTGATCACCATCTTCGGGTTGCCGCCTTTGGCCCAGACCGACTGCAGCACTGTCTTGAGCAGCGCTTCGGTATAGGCGCGCTGGGTGCCGTTGGTCGCGGCGGTCACCGTACCCCCGCTAAAGCCGCCGTTTGCGCCGGTCGCACCCCGGCTGACGTTGCTGGTCAGCCAGGCGAGCGCGCCCGCCGTCTGGCCCGCCGTGCCCGCCGCCGGCGCGACCGACGCGTAATTGCCGCATGCGCGCGCTTCCATGTCGGTGCGAAGCTCGCGCCCGGCCTTCATGATCTCGCGCGCCAGCTCGCTCTTGCGCCCGGCCTTGTTGGTCGCCTCCAGCGTCGAGGAGACGCCGACGACCTTGGTCGAGATCTGGGTATAGGTCGCAACGCGCGCCGTATTGGCGCGGCTGTCATTGGCGAGGTCGTCGCCCTGGATCTGCGCATTATTGGGGTTGGCATTGGCAAGGCCGTCCGTCTGCCATTCGGTCTTGGTGGCCGAACATTTGCCGGTCGCGATAGCGTTCAGGAATGGTGTGTCGTCGGGAAAGAGCTGGGCGATCTTGTCGGAAAGATCCTCGCGCACGCCGACGCGATTGACGTTCTGGATCGTGTTCGTGGGAACGGTCATGTCATTGTCCTTGAAAGAGGGAAGGGCACGCGTCAGCGCGCCGAAAATCGCCCTCTCTCCCCTTGCGGAAGAGAGCCGGAGACAGGGGTTCGGATAAGCAGGCTCGACGCCCGCGCATCCGGGGCAGGCTCGCTATCGCGCGCCATCCTGTCCCAACCCTCCCATCAGGGGAGAGGGCGTGTTGCGTTCAGTTCAAAGCGTGATGCCCATCTGGTCGAGCATCGCGGCATAAGCGTCGCCCGATCGTTCGGCCTTGGCGCGGGCCCAGGCCGCATCCCGGCTGCGGACATTGCGCTCCGCGCGGCCCGGGCTTGCACCCGGCTTGGCGACCCGCGGCGCGGCGCGCGCGGCCTTCACCGCCTGGGCACGCCCAGCCTGGAGCGCGTCATATTTGTCCGCTTTGGCCTTCCATCCCGCGGCGGCCTTCAGCGCCAATATGTCGGTCGCATTGGCCTGGCCCATCAGCGCCATCGAATAGCCAAGCTCCGCTCCGACCGATTCCAGGTCGGTGAGCATTGCGCGGCGTTGCGAGGCGTCGGTCCATTGCTCGCCCAGCGCCTGCGCCAAAGCCGCATGGTCCTGGGTGATTTCGTGATGGTGGTTCAGCGCATCGCGCAGTTGTGCTTCGGCCTCCGCTTCGGTCGCGGCCTGCGCCATCGCCTGGCGCTGGGCGAGCTGCCCTTCAAACGCGGCTTGCTGCCGGTAAAAGCTCTGCGGGTCGACCGCGAGCAATCCGGGGTCGGGGCGTTCCGGCATGACTTGCGCCGCAAGATTTTCCAGATGTTGGGCGTAGAGACGCTGCTGATCCGCGAACAGCGCATTGGCTTCGGCCGCGGCGTTGCGCCGTGCTTCCGCCGCCGCGGTGGTTGCGGTCTGTACCGCCCGTTCGCGCTGGGCCTCGCGCGCCGCGACCTTCTCCTGAAGCTCGGGCGGAAGCTGCTCGAACAGTTCGGCGGCGTCCTCTCCCCAGGAAACGGGCGGAACGATGGCCGGCGCATCCGGTTCGTCCGCCCCTTCCGGGGTCTGTGCGCCGGACGAATCCGGCGCATCCTCCTCCACGGGCAACGTGCCCGCGGCGGAATCCTGATCCTCGAGCTCGTCGAGAAACTGTGCGAAATCCTCCACCCGCTCCTCTGAAGAAACGGGGCTTTCGGCGTCCTGAGCCATGCACATATCCTTGCTGAAAAGCCTCTCTCCCC